TTGAGACAAGAATTTGGCAACACGAGCTTGATCATTTGAATGGTATTCTGATTATTGATCACAAACATTAAAATTTTTTGAAGTTTTTTGAAAATTTTTGGAACATTCTATTTAAAATAGTACTCTCTATATATAGAGTTTAACACTTTTTGTCAGCTTTTGAATTTTTCTTCTTTTATGCTTTTGATAGTGATGTTCCTTGGGTAATTGCTTTGGATATCCTGATGACAATGATTCTTTCACCTAGTATTTTCTGTCTGGCAATACCATCACCAACGATTTATTCACTAACGGGTAGATTAACGTCTTTACTCGAATCGCAGTCATTAGTATCACCAATGAAATCGGAGTCATTACCTAAAAAAAACAATACCAACCAAAAAAATGGAGCAATGCGCGCATATGAAATGTAAAATATGTCACGAAAAAATAAAGCAAGGAGATATTATATTTCGTGGCTATCTTGGTACGTGTACAGGGTACTCAGAATTTGATTTCTCGTTTGCTTGTGATTGTGGGGTGTCTGTACACCAGAAGTGTCTGGAAAAATTAACAGAGGCCACGACAATTCCAGGAACGATGCTTTCCGAAGTAGTCGAAGAGCACCAAGAAGTGGAGAGATCTAATGCTCTTGGATTATTAGATTTATAGTATGGAGCTATGTTATGACTGAATTATGTATTGAACAAAGATCGATGTCTGATATATTCCCAGAACATGGAATTATTGTAGATAAAAGTCTTGGGTGTTATAATGAACAATTTCGTAAACTACCGACTTTTGTAGTCGATTTTTTAATAGCAGAGATGGTAGATCCTGCTGACCCAGAATCTGGTTTAAATCGCATCGGAAAATTATTGAACGCTCATTTTATGGATGCTGAGCAGAAAGAATTAGTCAAAAGCAAGATAAGGGAGTCTGGTGAATATGTATTAATAGGTAGGATTCGATGCAGATTTGATGAGGCAAGAGATGAATATTGGGTTGATGTAAGCGCTCTCGGGAATCAATATGTGCGAATTGATCCGTCGTTGATATCAGAATATGGTGATATTCTATTAACGACAGGTGCATGGGGTACATTTAAGATCATATATGATGAATCTTACGTTGCCAGAAAACGATTGTTCCCGTTTTTAATCACTGAATTTAGACCTATGCAGATAACAAATATTAACGTTGATACATGGATAAAAAGACGGGAATATTTTTCTGATGCTGAATGGATCGATCTAATGATAATGAGTATTGGATTTGATCCAAATAGTTTGACATATGAAGAAAAGATGTTATACTTAATTAGATTGGTTCCATTTGTTGAGACCAATATTAATTTTGTAGAACTCGGTCCTCCAGAAACAGGCAAAACATTTGCCTATCAATCACTTAGTTCTTATGGTTTTGTTGTGTCTGGTGGCCAAACAACGGTAGCTTCATTATTCTACGATAAACTTAGACGCCGATTAGGCATTTTAGGTTACAGGGATGTTGTAATGTTTGATGAGATCGCTGGCGGTAGAGACGGCAGTAAGTGGTCAGGTCAATCAGATCTTATAGATATGTTAAAAGATTACATGAATAGTGGTAGATTTGGACGTGGTACCGCTGAATTCTCATCTGGTTGTTCAATAATGTTTGCTGGTAACATTGACTGTAATAGACAGAAGCGCGAGGTATCTGCTAGATACAGGAATCTATTCAGCCCATTACCACAGGCAGTACGTCAGGATAGAGCATTTTTAGATAGAATACATGGATTTATTCCTGGGTGGAAAGTCCCGCAGATTAGAGAATCAAAATTGGCTGGCGGCCATGGGTTTATGGCAGATTATATTAGTGAAATCATGCATGGTATGAGAGATAGAAACTATGCACCGATTGTTACTAGGAATGTTGACTTTGGGGATATGTCTCAAAGAAATCAAAGATCATTAGTTCGTATAGCTTCTGGAATGATCAAGCTGATTTATCCACACCGGACGTCTGAAACGATTCTCCCTAATGAATTATCAAGTGTATTAAATATAGCAGTTGGTCTTAGACAAAGAGTTCTTGATCAGCTTGCAGTTATTCTACCAAGTGAATTTAGTGGTGTAAAACTATCTTATCAGATAAAGGAATATTAAGATGAAATGGCAAAATATAGAAGGTTGGTTTTCTGACTCTGATGCGGCATTTGTTCAGAATATATGTAAAGATATTCATGATGGAGTTGCAGTCGAACTAGGATTTTACGCTGGACAAAGTACGGCTGTAATGGCACCTATTTGTAAGAAAAACAATACAGTTTTTCATACAGTTGATAATTGTATTGGTGCGGACCCTAGAGACCCAGCAACAAAAAATCAAAGATCTAGGGATATGAAAAGGGTGTTTGAAAATAATATGGCCAAACTACAACTTTTAGATTGTATTAAAGTTCATATTATGGATAGCGCTGCGTCGGCTGAGTTATTCGATGATGAAAGTGTGGACTTCTGCTTTATAGACGCTTCACATGTAGCAGAAGATGTTAAAAGAGACATAGGGGCATGGTGGCCTAAAATCAAATCTGGTGGTGTATTAGGTGGTCATGATTGGTCTTGGGGTAGTGTTAGAGGTGTTGTCGAGGAGTTTACACAATTACATCAATTGAAATTTATTGCAACTGGTAATTGTTGGAAAATAATTAAGGGAGAGGAATAATATGAATTTTATAACAGAACCTGAAGTAGAATTAATCGCTAAGCCAATATTAGAAATAGATGGAATTCGAAGATTCTTGAAGGAGCATGAATATGTATGGCCAGAGTTGACAAAAGAGTTAGAATCTATGGTTAGTCTTGGAGACAATGATTGTGAATGGCTTGTTGAATTTGCTGGTCGTATGTGTTATCAATCTTGGCCGAAGGAAGGCGAGACAATGAAAGGAAGGTCACATGAAGATCATATTCGACATTTGATTGAAGTTGGACATGGCGCATGTATAGAACATGCTAATTTTACTTTTTCTATATGGAATGTTTCTCGTAGTCTTACGCATGAATTGGTTCGTCATCGTATAGCATCGTATTCTCAATTAAGTCAAAGATATGTTAATTCATCTAAGGTTGCTGTTGTTGTCCCACCGGCTATTCAAGAATTAGCTCAAATAGACAAAGAGTTTTATGAAATATGGAAGGAACATTGTGAAGCTTGTGTAACATTATACGATGTTTTAACAGATCGGTTGTCTGCTATGTATAGTGATATTCCGAGTAAGCTAGAGCGCAGAAAAAAGGCACGTCAGGCAGCACGTTCTGTCCTCCCTAATGCTACAGAAACAAAAATTGTGGTCACTATGAACGCAAGAGCTATTCGTCATTTAATTGAATTACGGGCTAATCCAGCAGCAGATGTTGAAATTCGTGCTCTTGCTGTAAAGATATGTCGTATTCTACAAAAGAAAGCGCCATTATTTGCCCATGGTTTTAAGATTGTTGATTTGTCCGATAATACACAAGGAGTAGAATCCAAGTTTAAACGGGTATAAAAATAAAAAGAATCAACCAGACAATGTATATCGACGTATAATATATTAAGGAGATTGTTGAAATGGTAACAACTGATGGGTTTGTTGATTATATGACCAACGAACTTGGTCTGTCTGATAATACGATATGTGCCTATATTTATGATGTACGTCAGTTCCTTAACTTCATCAGAGACAAATCCATTACAGCAACTGTTATTGAGGATTTTATAAATGAATTACGTAAGTTAAACCTAAAAGAGACTAGTTTACGTCGTAAATATATGTCGGTGAGATGTTTCTGTCACCATCTTATCAGTCTTGGTTATCTTGATGCAAATATTTTGAAAGCAATTGATTCTGTACGTATTTCTAGGAGAACCCCTAATGTTTTGGACGTTAAGGATATGGATGCTCTTATGGCAACTATGGGCAGAGATCTACCCGCATGGAGAAAATCTAACATTCGCCGTAATGTCGCTATTGTATTAATATTGTATCGTAGCGGTTTGAGAGTCTCGGAATTATGTGCACTAGATATAGATGATGTTGATTTTGTAAGACGAACAATTTTAGTGCATGGTAAAGGTAAAAAGGATCGTGTTGTTCCTACTACTCATGAATGCATCGCGGCGATTAAAACATATCTTAATGAAGAGAGAAATGATAACTCAAATGCATTATTTGTTAATACCAAAAATCATCAGAGAATTACACGTCGCGCAGTGAGTGATATGTTGCTATTATTATCACGCCAGGCTGGTGTAAAACATACTACTGCTCATACACTCAGAGGTAGTTGTGCTACTGGTCTTTTAAATAGTGGCGTCGAATTAGATTTGGTTCAAGCATTATTGGGTCATACACGATTAGAGACAACACAGACATATTTAGCTGTTAGCACAGAAAAGCTCATTGCTGTGCATAGAAAATATCATCCTACTGGAGAAACAAATGAAATATGGAAAGAAGTTGTGTGAAACCAAGGAAGAAAATGAAAGTGCAGAGTACGTATTTCCAGCAGAAGATTTAGTATCTGATTTAACTATCAGAGCTAGACGTATTTTTCTGGTAGGGGAGATAGATGAAATAGTTTCTTTACATGTATGTAACTATTTGCAGTTGTATGCACTTTCAAAAGATCCTGTATTTATATATATTAATAGTACTGGGGGATGTTTATATGCTGGATATGCTATTATAGATCAAATGTTATTAAGTCCATTCCCGATCAACATAGTAATAAGAGGACAAGCATTTTCTATGGCTGCGATCATTGCGGCTTTTGGAACAAAAGGACATAGATATATCACTCCTAATTCTTCTGTGATGTTACATTCTATTATTATACAGAATTCTTTAGAACCAATCGAAAAAGCAAATTTAGCTTTTGATCATCTACAGCTTACATATCAACAGAAATTAAATCATTTATCCAAAAGAATAGGTATACCAAAAAAGAAATTATTAGAAATGCTGAAAGATAGTAGCTGGTTAACTCCACAACAGGCTATCCAAATAGGAATAGTTGATGAAATTTGGACTCCTAAAAAAGAAGCGGAGGTTAATAAGCGTATAAAATCATGATGAAATTACGTAGGAGAATTACTGGTTCTTACTTTCATTTTGCTGTTAATAAATATGCGCCATTAATAAATAAATTAGCTTGCCGTATGGCTGCTGATGTATCTCAGATAGATAGTTTAATCAATGTTGCTAGAAAAGAATTAACAAAATGCCTAGCATGTTATGATTGCACAATAGGTGGATCTTTTATGACATTTTATTATGGTAGATTAATAAATGTTTTTAGACATGAAAGAGATTCTGTGAATAGAGCAAATAGAATATCTTTTGTCCCTACTGAAGAGATGATATCTATTGTAGAAGGTGAATATGATTTAGACATTGGATTAACCTTACAAGAATGTTTGGATTGCCTGACAGAAATAGAAAGATTTGTTATTATGGCTATTTATTTCGAAGACAAGAGTATGAGAGAATTGGCTACTCAATTTGGGGTAGTGCATTCTACCGTTTCCAATATCAAAAAAACGGCTATTGCTAAGATGCAGCATGTATGTGGAGTTGGATAATGTCACAAACTAAAGGTGTGAATAAAGCAAAAAAAGAAAATAAAAGATTAGAGCGATTACGTAAGTTGATAGGTATTGATCTTTGTGCGTGTGCTGGTGGGCATCAAAGGAAATGCAGTGGTATATGTCGTAAACAGCATATCGACCAAAAAACTGGTCATGTCAAATGTGTTGCATGTTATCGTATTGAAAAAAGTGACTTAAATTTGGGTAAGAAAAGACAAAAAAGGTCATGGGATCGTGATGAGCAAAAAAATGACCGCCCACGTCGTAAAAAGGATAGAGAAAATAGAAGAACTGATTATGATGAATAGTGTATAACATTATGGATATCGTTGTTTGTTTATATACAGGAGGATAAGAAATGAAGAAAGTATTAATTTCATTGATGTTGGCTTTAATGTTGGTTGTCCCTTTATCTGTTGGTTGTGCTACCGGTGGTGCTAGGTGGCAAGATAATGTCCCACAAATTAAACATGATGTTTATACTTTAACAAAAATTGCGACTCGTATTACATTGACAGAAGCTAAATTTGAAGTTGAAGATGCCGAAGCAATTGGGGGATACTTAGTTGCTCTACAAGATCTTTTATCTGTACCTGGCACACCTGATTTTACCGGTGCCAGGGCATTAGTAAAAGAACTTCCTCGTAAATATTGGATGTATGGTGAAACTATAATAGATCTATTAGCAAGATCTGTAGCATCAGCTAACTTGGATATTACTAAAGATCAGGAGCTGATAATAGAATTGATCGTTGCAGGTATTCAAGGTGCGAGGGAGGCATTAGATGAATTTGTGTCTGTTTCAGGGTAGGCACATGCAAATAAAAATTGCTCTATCCGCATTGATATATGCTTTTTGTATTGTTGCCGTATGCTCAGGTGCATCTAATATAAAACGGAATGAAATGCTTGATACAAGCGTGATGGTGCAGACACCTACATGTTATGGTTCTGGTACAATTATAGATTGTTTAGAAACAGATACAAAAGGGATACAAAAATACATAGTCATTACAAATAAACATGTGATAGATGGTAGATTAATCACACAGGTTAACGGTGTAGATGGATTAAGAAATTCATTTCGGATGATTACAATTGATCGTGGCTGTCGCATATTAGTTTTTGGTTGTAATGAGGAATGGACGACTATAGACGCTAATATTATAGACGAAGATGAATCTTTAGATGTAGCATTATTGTCTTTTGAGAGTGATCAAGTATTGCCTATAGCAAGGATGGCTGATCAATCATTACTAGAACAGATACGAGTTTTTGATGAAATTTTTGCAATAGGATGTCAATTAGGCAACAAACCGCTACCAACAAATGGTATTGTTTCCCAGATAATCAAACAGGATGATTTACTTTTATATAGCATTACATCATGCATTGCTCCAGGTTCTAGTGGAGGTGGCGTATTTATAAGACATGATAATCATTACTATTTTATTGGTATACCCTTTAAAACCGATGTAGCATATAATGGTCAATTTATACCACATCTTGGATATGCTATTTCATTATCGTCGATACAATCTTTCATAGATAATAACTCGGTGTCAGCAATTGATGAATAATGATAAACCAATAGATATTATTTTAAATGGGATGCAAATAACAGCACCTAGTACATATTGGCTAACCACAGAATGGCAGTTTGATGAATTAGAAATCACAAAAACTTTAGTACAACGTGGCGGTCAAACAGTTTATCAACATACAATGGCTGTTCTGGATAGTCTTGATATTAAAAATAGTATCACTCTATTCGCAGCATTGTTCCACGATCTTGGAAAAGCATATGTAAGACAGTCATCCAATATACATCAATCTAAATTCCCTAATCACTCAAATGAGTCTACTAAAATTGCAGTAAGTAAATTAACGGAATGGGGTGCAGACTCATATCTCATAGACCTGTCTCTTATACACATCTCCGAGCCCACGAGACTAGGCATGATCTCGTATGCCGTCTTCTGCTTGAAAAAAAAAA